TATATAGAATTATCTTCTAAAATGGTATCCTGTCTTAGGTCTACTGTAGTAGATTGTACCCTTAGAGACACTACTAGTAGAGGTATCCCGAGTATCTTTAATGTTGTCTCCAATATCATTAGTGACAAACCCAAAGAAGCTCTCAAGATGCTCTTCAAGCCACTGCTCAGTAACCTCATTGATACCTTCATCAGCATCTATACCCATGAAGTCAATAAGATAAGCTACACCCTGAGCTAGTGCATCAAGTCTATCATCATGCTTTAAGGAACCTTTGTCTCTTGTAATTCTAGTTAATTGATAGAAACAGGAGTACTTATAGTCACTTTCAGGAACACTTGTAGCATCCTTTTGGATACACTCAGGGGACACTACCATTTTATGATTAGTAATGACAGGCTCAAGTGTATCAATGATGCGTTGTTCCTTCTGTCCCTTTGATCTCACTTCAGTACACCCACAGCCCCCATAGACTGACTTTAAGACAGGCTCAAAGAGCTTAGTGTACATTCCATCCATTATGTTTACATAAGTTCGTTACGCTTATGCCTTGGGGCTATACATTGCTGTATAGATCGGACTATATCTTAACAATAGCTAATCTTCCAACCTCTTCTACCACGAATACCCTTATAGAGGAGGTTTCTTATATTACCTCTAGCAAATCCTAGAGTATCTGCACATTCTTGTATCGAACTAAACTTAAGTTGTCTACCATCAAGGGGCTCTGCTAGTACACTTTTAGCGTTATTGGCAACTTTACCATAAGCTGGATTATTCTCACCCCACTGGTTCTCTACACCCATACCTCCTTCTTGAAGGTTATAGGTGTTTGGTCTAGTAATAAACTCTGTATCTACCAGTAAAGCCTCTACTTCTCTAGCTTCTTTTCTGCTCGGCAGAACTAACAGAACTTCTCTTTTAAAGTTCTCTTTACCGTACTTCTTAATGGCTTGCTTTAGTATCCAACCACTACCTAAGTATCCATCATTAAGATTATCCGTAGAATGCATCCCTACGTAAATCTTATTGTTTATTAGGTTTGTTGTCTTATATATTATGTGATACTTGTATTCGTGCATATTATTCTTATTCTTATAGCTATTGTCCCCACTTTTTCAGATCACTTGACCTTACAATTAGTCTCTACACCTTCCTATTTCTAGGCTTGGCTCGGTATCGTCCCTTAGGGAGTTTCACCGAATTTAATGGGTTTTATTTCGGCAATATTGTTTACCGAAGTTACCTTCAATGACTACTTCATTTACTTTCCATCTCTTAGCAACCCTAGCTAGTTTATCAAGAGTTACATCAGAATATCCACTAGTGAGACCCCCTGTTTCCATCACATAGATGAACCCATTGAGCCAATACAGTACTGCATATCCTGTTTCATCTGAGCCTCTACCTGATGGGTCAATAGACATCATTTTGTACCCATAAGGTTGCATCTGATCAGAAGCAGAGAAGAAATAAAAGTAGCCATCACCCTTAAGACCCAAGTTGGTAACCTGATTAGGATCACACTTCTTAGTTACGTCAGGAAGCCACGAGAGCTTCATTGGAGCCTCAGAGGTATCAAAGGTACCAACAAGCAAATCTCGGAGCTTTAAGGGGTATTTATTGGCATCATTGAGGGTAGTATCGAGCATGAACTGAAGCATGAAACCAGCTCTACCATAAGAGAGTTCACGCTTCTGTAAGTCCATATCATCGAATCTTAAGGGATCAGTAGGCTTCCCTGCAATCTTAGGATCATTATCGAACTTATCAGCAATAAATTTAGCTAAACGAGTACCATAAGTTCTTCTGTGTTTTTCATCATAAGGGAATCTCGCAGGGTAAATAATACAGGTATAGCCTCTTTCTTGTAATTCATTATAAAGAGACATCTCATTCTGAGGAGTACCTAGGTAAATAATCTGAGATTTATCCCCCGGTTTAATCACAGAGTCAAACTCCTTAACAAGTTCTGAGAGTTTATCTCTAAGTACCTGAGTAAAGGAGTTCTTTGGAACTTCCACCTTTATGTTAAGGTAAGGTCGTTAATCTTACCCCACCGTCTTTTTAGTGAATCTACTGCATTTTCAGTAGCAGATACAAACTTACAGTGATCCCTAGAGTAGACCCCACAGTTGCCCTTCTTGATGTCCTTATCAAGGTGCATACTAGAATCTTTCTCCCAGTCTTCATAGCCTTCAACCTCATGAATTGTATTCAAAAAGGTAGTAAAGTTATGCCACCTAGGGTCTACCTTACAGCCTACATAGCTAGTCTTGTAGTTACCATAGGCTCTCTTAAGCATATTAGCCCACAGGTCATAGATTCTGCGAATGATACTATTAGAGCCTCTATCAGGTATTCTAATAGGAGACCCCATAAAACCCACACCGTAGACTGTAGGTTTCATAAAGTCCTCAAACTTGCCTGCCTTAATGTTACACGTCTGAACATCTATGACTGTACCAGTCTCGACAAACTGAATGACAGCCCTAGGATGTTTGGTTTTACCGTTAGGAAGTTTTTGTTTCTTAGTTCTAGACAGAATCTTAATAAGACCTTTAGGAGTTTCGTAAGTTTTGTTAATTTCGTACATAGTTATGTTCCTTATAATTGACGATGCTTCATATCTCTATGAAGACCAGACTATATCTTGTGCTCACTTAGAGCACCCCCATTTTTCGAGTCACTTGGCTCTACATAATAGTCGTTACACCTGCTATAAAGCTCGGCTCGGTATTGTCTTTCCTAGTTAGGACTGAGTTTCACCGAATTTAAGGGGTTTATAGACGACATGGTTAAAGTTTATCGTCTGCCACAATGAGATCAGCACGGGAACCCGTAAGTTGCCCTTCGATGCCCACAGATTTCAAGCTAGGGGAGTGATCGGGTCTAGCAGGGCCTACATCAAAGAGATTCTGTGTATCTCTCTGTCCTTCTCTAGCCTTAAGGTGTTCCAAGAAGGGAAGAGTATTCATGATTTTCTTAATAAAGACAGCATTAGCATCAGCTCTTTCTTTATTAGCAGAGACAATCATGATCTTAATCTGTGGGTCTCTCCAAAGTCTCCACACAGAGTAAGCACAAGTAATAAAACTCTTGGCTACCCCTCGGAACCCTTCAAGGATAAATCTGTTGTTAGGGAGATTCTGAAGTGTCTTAGCGATATCCAACTGGACAGCAGTAGGTCTAGGAAGCCCAATGTACTTCCATACAAGACCTACAAACAGGGGGAAATTATCATAGAAATCTTTAAGAGATTCTTGCGAATTCAATTTCATCTCCTAAGTTTTCTTTAACATTCTCCATGATTTTCTTTAAGGTATCTCCTGCCTCATCTCCAGCCTTAGGGACACAATCAATGCCATTTCTCTCTAACTCCTTAATGACAGCATTATAGAGCTGAGGGGTTCTCTTTTCTGGATTTCTTAAGTCTTCGAGCATATCGTTTAGCATAGTTTTGTGTATATGCCCAAGAATATCTTCTAGTTCTTTTCTTTCTGTCATTTGTTTCCTTTGTGATTACAATCTTTGGAAAGAAAGTCTTCCTGATTAACACTACAATAGCAATTACTGTATAGATGATAGTAACTACATAAATCCATTCGTGTAGTGTTAAACCAAGAAGAGTAAAAGAGGATACAGCTATAGGTGGGACGGCATAAGTACACACTGGGGGTACATCAACTGATTCCCCTATTTTCTCTATCCTCTCCATAGTTAGACACTAAGGAAAGCCTTAATGTTCTCTTCAGTGAAGTCCTTATACATCTGCTTCTTGTTCCATCTCAGAGTAGGCAACCCATGAAGAGACAAGTCCTTTAAGGCTTCCTCTCGAACGCCCTCCAAATGGACATCCACAAGGATAACCCCCTGTTCATTACAGACACGCTCAACAATAGGGGCAACCTCTTTACAGGTCTTACAATTGGGCATCATATAGAAAAAAGCTGTAGGTTTCATATTATCAGCCATAGTAGTATTCCTTATTATATTACATTGATTTTCTTTCTTTAATCTCAACCATCTTGCCATCATTCATTCGAGTATGGCCCTTAATGTTACTGTAGCCCAAATAGCCACAGACACGAGAGACAACAGAGATATTACTAGAGCCACACACAGGGCACTTGAAAAGTACATTAGTGCTATGACTATGGCAATCCTCACAGTATGCGGCATCAAAGTTAACACCCTGATAAAATCCCTGAGACATTCCCTTAAGGATAACCGCCTCAAGTGCCTTGAGATTCTTTGGGTTAGCAATCTTTACATACTGAATGTGACCACCATTACATTTGTGGAAAAATTCATACTCTTCATCTTGTTTTTCAAAAGGCGTGACGTCTTCGGTAACTTTAAGATGAAAGGAATTAGTGAAGTATTCTCCAAATTGAGTATCACCAGTGAAATCTCTATATTGTTTTGCTTGGGTTGCACACAAAGACTCCGCAGGAGTACCATATAAAGCATAAAGATAATGATCTTCTTTTTTGTAATCCTGAATGAGTTTATTAATGAAGTCCAAGCATTGATTAGCAAATTCTTTAGTCTCATGAAGTCCTTTACCATTAGTCCATAACACAGTAGCCTCATGAAGGGCAGTAATACCAAAAGAAGCTGTCATATAGTTTACAAGATCACCAACTTCATCATCAGGCTTTAAGAATCCCTTATAGAATCCCCCTTGAGTGAATGCCATAGGATTAGTAGAAGCCTTAGTGTGTCTGATGATGTCATAGCGTTTCTTAAGGAACTCTCTGATTGCTTCCATTCGATCCTTAAGGACATCCCAGAAGTGATCTCTCCAAGATTCTCCAAAGTCTCTCTTACAGACTGCCATAATGACAGGAAGGTTAAGAGAAACTGCTCCAATATTGCATCTACCAATAGTGATATACTTGCCTGTATCAGGATCAGCCCAAGGAGTGAGATACGCCCGGCATCCCATCGGTGACGTAATAGCCCCGTGGTTAATAAAGGTATCTGCTACAACATTATGCTCAGGATCACCCCTCAAAGAGAGCCAATCGGGATACATACACTTAGAGGAACACTCGATAGCCTTAGTGTAAATCTGTTTGGAATACAAATCGTTATTAACTTGTTCTTCATCAAACAGGTAGACCAGCTTAGGAAACACGACCTGTTTTCCCCCATGCCCCTTCATTCGAGTGTCAAGCATGATGGTATCAATAAGACAAAGGATATTACGATCTTCAGCACTCAGGTGTTCCCAATCGAATTGCCCAAAAGTAATCGTAGTGAAAGCAAAGTCACCACGAGAACACGGAATGGTATTTACCTTAAGTTCCATACTCTGAAAACCCTGAGTGAGTTCTCTAGTTAGGGTTTCCCACACAAAGTTCTCACACTGAGAGTCATCACTGAAGTATTTCTTATAGAGTTCTCTAGCAGTTTTCATAGTCTTCTTACAGTAAGGCAAAAGAACCTTATCGAGTTCTGCAAGGGTGAACCCACCGAACTGCTGAGCTGTAGCAATAAGAGTAACATCCCCGATAACCTGAAGGGCACTAAGGACACTATTGGGTTCTGTATAGGTCGTATTAGACATCTCAAAGCCACCCTTCAAGACAGTCCCAATATCAAAGAGACAACAATTGACAGACCCTAAGATCATATCTCGGAGATCATGAATATAAATGTCACCTCTCTTGGTGAGTTCCTTTTCTTCTGTGCTCAGATAGAATTGCTTATAGAGAGCCTTAGTGAGATACCCACGGATGAGACTACCTTTGGTAGAACTAAGAGAGCTATCAAAGTTAGCATTCTCTTTGTCTCCCAAGAAGAGAACATTATCAGCTTCTTTCTTAAGGTTCTCAAATTCCTTCACGTAGGTGTTCTTATAGTCCCTGTATTCCTGATAGGCTTTAGAAATCTCAGGGAAGTTCTCAAAGGCTAAGTAATGGATTACCAAAGAGTGAAGCTCAGAGACACTTACTGAATCCCTATCTTTGATCTCAGAGAGAACTCCGAGAATAACTCTTTCAATGGAGAAATCAGTAATAGGACACTTGCACCTTTCAGCGGCCTTATGGATAGCCACTTTGATCTTATTAGTATCCCAAGGTTCCTGAGTATTATCTTTCTTTGTAACGTTCATATAACTCCTAGATTGTATTTATTGTATTACTTGCTATCCTTCTCAATACTGAGCAGATAGTAGATAGCCTTATAGGCATCCTTATACTTTCTAATATCTTCAGCACTGTGATAAGATTCTTTATTAAGCTTTTCTACAGCTTCAAGAAGCTTATGCTTAGACATAGCCATCACTTCTTCTTCCCATTTAGCATCAATCATCTTTGTATTTCTCCATAATGTTAATTAAGGCTTCGCCATCAGACTTATCGAACTTAAAGCCAAGATATTCAACAGTACCACTCTTATCGAATGCACTATTGATGAATCCTTTAGCAACTTCGATATCTACCTTATTGTTATTATCGACGATACCTACCTGCTTCAGCATAGGCAGATACTTACCGATGAGGGTATCAGCCTGATGCAGAATCAAGAATGTACTCCCTCCAAGAATCCATTTCATCGTAGAGGGAGCACTAGGCATCAGTCGAGTATCAACAAACTCAGGGAGTACCTGAGAGATCTTACTCAAACGGATTTTCATAGGAAATTAACTCTTATGCACCAGCGGCAGGAGTATTCGTAGGAGCAGTCCACGAATTATACTTAGCCATAGGAGTCGGGCAGATTGCACTCATAGGTACAACGGTATCCGTGATCTTGCCAAGAGTCCCCATCATGTTGGCAATAGTACCATCGAGGCAACTGAACTTAGCCTGAGTAGTCAGAGCAAGCTCATTGACCTTACCAAGGACAATCTGTTCACGAAGTTCCTGCTTTTCACAGCAACACTTGAGTTCTGCCTGAAGTTTAGCAAGTTCCACACGGTTATTCGCGGCTTCATCAGACAGAGGCTTGAGATAAGCAAAGGTTTCATCACGGAGTCTACGGTTGTCAGTCAAAGACTGCATATAGACCTCCTTGCTCACCTTGTCAGAGTAGTTCTCTGCCTTCAACTGACTGTTCTCAGCCTGAAGAGCCGAGATTGCAGTCTGATTGTTGTTACCAAAGAGACCACCAAGAACGCCACCATTGCCTCCATTATTGAGGAGCCCAAGAGCCGTACCTGCGATGCCTAACCCGAGACCCGAGCCTGCAACACCTTTAGAAGCATATTCTGCCATATTAGATTTCCTTTCTAGTTATTACTAGAGTTATATTTGATAACTGAATAAAAAGAAGTGATTGAACCCCAGTTATCAAAAAGTTCAGTCACAAGGAATCCTAGGGGTTAACCCTAGGGTGAATATCTCTAGGAGAGCCTAGAGGTGAATTTTTAGTTGTTTTTTTAGTTTGCGTAACCGGAAATCCGGAACGAGCACTCTTCGGTACTTGTAGTCCAATAGTATTTGCTACTACGGGCCCATATACCTGCACTATAGCCCATGTCGCAGAAGCCCCCAACAACCAAAGGCGAATCAGAACCATAAGCCATGTCAACGGTGTCCCCACCAAAGAGAATAGACTTGTATTGAGTAAGGTACTTCGGAAAAACACCACACAGCGCTTTGTTGGCTGGGGGGCTGTCAGTAAAGAATGCAAACCCACCCCAGTTTTTATTGCCACTTACGTAATTAAGGCGGGTATCTGTATTAAACAGCGCAACGTCGTAGCGGGTATTTTTTGTTACGTTATGTGCCTTGACAGACTCCTTCAGGATCCACGCGACCGTTGTGGTTCGTGCTATAAAACCAATTGTCACCTGCCATTGACTTCCGTTCACGTCAGTCACGCCACAGTTCTGGCCATTGTGCGTGGTCTTGTTGAAAGGCGATCCGGAGCCCGTCTTGCCGAGGTACCGCGCCTCACCGTGAGCAGTCCATTTCACAGAAGGGTCATCTGCATCCGTGAGGGTGGCATCTTTATTATTACCCTTCGGATAGTTAGTAAGGTATTCACTGTCAAACCACCCACAGAACCTACTGTCTGTTGCGGCCTGCCCATGTGCAAGACTCAACATGGAAATAGCCGACCATTGAAAACACGTGACACACGAATAATGCTCACCACGGGATCGACCAAGGGTGATAGCGTCCGTTAGATCACCACTGGTGTCTGGGATGTCCACAAATACGTTGTTCATTTGTATGTTGTCCCCGTTCTTCACCGACACCGCGGCATTTATTGGATTGGGAGCATACGAGCAAATGTATTTGTCAATAAAGAAGCCCAACTTTTGTTTACCCCCATCAATGAATGCTCGGTGGAGGATCCACCCGTCACCCTCACCCTCAGAAGCATCTCTAATATCAAGGGAATTCTCTTGATACCTAGGATACAAAGGGGAACTCTGGTTACCAATACGGTAGCAGAATGCAGGAATAAACACCATTACAGAACCGTTAGTGTGAATATAATTCCCATAGTTCTCACTATTCGGATTCTTACAGCCTTTCATAGGAGCCAACCCCATAGCAGTCAAGTCCGCAGGATCACCCCCATAGACCCCCACACCGAACCCCTGTTGTCCTGCAATACCAATTGTTGACTTAGATTTCTTACCCCCAAGTAGCATCAGCAGTTCACTATTATCAATACTCATTAGAGACCCACCTTAGCTAACTTAAGACCCATCCCATCAGTATCCTTCTTGAATACACTCGGAAGCTCAGGCCAAGTAACTTCTTTAGGGAAACCACTCTGTTTAGTGATATCTCTAAGAGCCTGTCTATAAGTCTTCACCTCTTCCAAATCTTTAGGATCACTCGGGTAGTCAGGCATAACGAAGAAGTCAGTCTCTTCAAGTTTCTCATCTCTGTCTCTTCTGATTCTATCAGCAAGTTCTTCATCAGTGGGAACATAAGGAGGAACTTCAGGTTCAGGAATGTTCACTTCAGTAACACCAAAGTGTTTCTTAGTTTCTTCATCCCATTCACCAAATACCATACGATCTTCATTCCAGATAACCTTACGAATATCCCCAAGCCAATCATACTGGTTACCCTTGTAGTTATACTTAATCATTCTTAAGCCGCTCCCTTAACAATACCTGCAATGCCCTTATCGTTATTCCAATGACAAATCAAAAGACACGGAAAGGACAACTCGGGTGCTTCACCATCGACCCACGCCCAGTTTGACTCTAAGGTAACAGTACCTGATGCCATCTTCACAACCTTAGTCCAAGTCTGCCCTGTATTACCATTCTTGACAGTAACCCCCCTAGAGGCAGAATACTGTGAGTCCTTGGAATAGGCATCCACAACACCACCGTCCGCACTAGTAGCGAAACCTGCAAGAGCCCCCCTATTACCAGAAATACGGATCTTACTATCAAGATCATCCTGAAGAAAAGACACATCTGATATCATGTGGGTATGAAACTTTTTAGCTGTATCTGCAAGACCATCTGTGAGAGCCTTAGCGGTAGCGTAGTCCCCTTTAGGTTGCTTACCATCAAGGGTAGTCTGAAGGTTAGTCACATTAGAGATACTGTGTGTATGACTTTCAGATGCCATAGGGTAGTTAGTACCCGCAGTACCACTCATGCCTACCCACTTCTTCTTTGTCTTATCCCAGACTAACTGACCTTCAACACCAGCATAAGCATTGATCTGTGCAGTAGTACCAGTTAATTGTTTTCTTTGTTTAATTGCCATAATTCACTTTAAGGGGTACCTAAGTCCCCGTAATCTACAAATCCTTCAAAAGTAGCAACACTAAGTTTACCATTAAGTGCATCCTGAAGACCAGTCACATTAGCTACCGTATGGGTATGTGATGTGTTAGCCTTACCAGCAAGACCCTCTGTAAGAGCTGTAGTTGTCGCATAGCTCCCCTTGGCTTGCTTACCATCAAGAGCAGTCTGAAGACCAGTCACATCAGCTACAGCATGGGTATGAACCTTGTTGGCTTTACCTGCAAGACCTGTATTAAGAGCTGTGGCTGTAGCATAGATACTCAGATTAGGTTTATTCTTAATGAAATCCTTCTGAGTACTATCGGACTGATTCCAGTCAGACTGAAGCTGACCTGTAGATGCCTGATTAGCATAACTTCTAGCTAAATCTGCCTGTTTCTTAGCTTCAGCTTCAGAAGCCTTAGCTTTATCCGCAGAACTACTAGCAGATTCCTTATGGGTAGCCGCAGTGTCCTCAGAGAGCTTAGCCGCCTTAGCTGAGTTAGCACTAGCAGTAGCCTGTGTGGTAGCTGTAGTGGCACTACTAGCAGAACTCTTTGCACTAGCATCTGCCTGACCCGCTGAGGTACTAGCAGAGGTTGCACTAGCTTCAGCTTCAGAAGCCTTAGTAGTAGCAATGGTAGCCTGAGCAGTAGCCTTAGTTACTTCAGCCTTAGCTAGGTTAACCTGTTTAGTACCCTCATCAGTCACCTGCTGGACAGCCGAGGCAACAGCCTGATTGACTGCCTGACCACCATCAGTCTTAGCTTTATTAGCATAATACTTAGCAGAATACTCAGTATCATCAACAGTGCCATCCATCTTGTTAGCCCAGTCCTTTGCAAGACTAGCACTACCTGATGCACTCACCTTAGATGCCTGAGCGTTAGTCGCAGAGGCACCAGCATTAGTAGCGCTTGTTTCAGCACTCTTAGATGCCTTCTCAGCTCTTGTGGTAAGGCTAGTGACAGTGTTAACTGACTCAATAACTGTCTCAAAGTCAGGAGCTAAGCCTGCAACAGTACGGACTGACTCAATGTTGTCTGCAACAACCTTGATGTTACCACCAGTGATTGTCGGTGAGGGAGCACTCGGATTCCCTAAGTCCCCATAGTCATCATAGAGGGTAGCTGAAAGAGAACCTGTAAGGTCGTTACCTACAATGTTAATGTTGCTGATACTATTTGAGTCAGTAACAACACTATCAATGTTATCAGCTACGACCTTAATCTCAGGAGCAATAGGGACAATGGCATTAGCTACTGAGGTAACCGCCTCTTCAGATTTCTTAGCGTTAACCTCAGATTCCTTAGCGTTCTTAGCACTAAGGACAGCCTCATCAGCTCTTGCTACAGTGATTGCAGTGTTATCTTTGGTTTCCTTATGGAGAACCCGATCCTCTGCAATGATCTCTCTAGCTTCCTTAATGATAGCTCTATTCTCAGTCCTTACTTCATCAGCATGAGCAGAGGCACTTACAGCATTCTCTTCAGAAGCCTTAGCTTTTGTCTCAGACAGCTTAGCGTTCTCTTCGGACTTCTTAGAGTTAGTCTCAGCTTCAATAGCTCTGTCTCTAGCTTTCTCAGCGTCAAGCTTTGAATGAAGGGCACCTAAAGCATCAGCCTTATAGATGCCATAAGTCATAGCATCGTTATCAGCTACAGGGGTACCAACATTAATAATTCTCTTGTTTCTAGCGTCCCAGTTATTCTCTCTGTCGACAACAAGAGCATCATTGATGACATCACGTGCTTCTTCAGCAATATGAAAAGCCTGAACTTGAGCTGTATCCAAGTCCTTAGAGTACAACACAGAGCCATCTCTAAAAGATGTCACTCTTTCTTTAACTGAGGTATATCTTCGGATAGTGATTGTCTGTGCTGTAGTAGGGACAATCTTTCTCAGTCTGATTGTAGTAGCATCCACAAAGTAATAGTCCGCAGAAGTATCTGTAGTGCTACCACCTTTGAGTTCTGTAACGGAATCTAAAAGAACCTTCACAAAACTCTTTCTAAGGTAATCGAAGGGTACTGCAAAATCAGTAGTACTTCCATCACCCCTATAAATAATAAGTGTGTTTGCCATTTATTTGTTATCTATATGTTCATAAGCAGTTTCCTTAAGCTGATTCTTTAAGTAATCAACATTAGGAATTACTGCAAGGAAATCTCTTACAAGAGCCTTTTGGGATCTCTTAAGGTTTCTATCTATTTCAGCATCACTATAAGTACCCTCACCTTCAAGATATGTATAACGAATAATATTAGCCATATCCGCAGGGGTTCTTAAAGCAGTATTAAGCATTCTAGCCGCTGGAAAGAAGTCTACAATGTTCTCAACAGAGAAAGGCTCAAATTCACCTGTCTTAGCTCTTGGTGTAGTAGTAGACTTTAAGTCACCACCAACAAAAGGACTAAGAGGTAAAGAAATAGCGGCATACATCCCTGAGCGTAATCCTGCATTCATAAGAAACCTAAAGAAGGTTCCATAATCTGCTTCGTCAAGAGATTCTACACCATAGTTTCTTTTCCACCACCTCTTTCTGTCTTCATCAGACATACCAGCAGTTTTAGCACTAGACTGTGCAATAACACCCAACCCTGCAAGAGCTGTTGAAATACTATGTGTCTGAAGTTGTCCAATAGCATCACCTTCTTCGAATCTATGGATAGACTTCATAAATCTATTATTCCAAGAGGCTAATGCAAAAGTCTTAAACTGGAATAAAAGACCAAGGAGAGGGGAGGCTTTAGATCCCTGCCAAAGCATAGTGTTAGCTAAAGAATTCCTTTGGATACACTCAGAAGCCACATAGTTTCCCAAACGTCTCAAAGTAAACATAGCTCTTGGATCATTAAGTAATGCCATATGGTCAGTCACTTTGAAACCCATGGAGGCATCTGCAATAGCAACAGGCTCAAAGGCTTTTCTCATGGCAGTTTCAAGGTGCTTAAAATCAGCCATAGAAACACCTGCTCTTCTTAGAGTAGTCCTATTGAGAAACCCCTTAGCCCAACCTTTAGGATCACCTAAAGGAGAAGACTTATAGAGATACCTCAAGTATTCCCCTAAGAACTCATCTTGGGCAGTCTTAACAATGCTTTCCTGAGTGGCATTAAGGAATCTAGTCAAAGGAGACCATTCAGCTAACTGTGCTGTGCCTGCCACAAGTTTAGCACTAATGGAGCCTTCACCGTACTTATACTCAGCTCTTGCTAAAGTTTCATCCCAAAGTCTAAGCCCTCTAGTTTCATAACCAAAGAGCATATTCATAAAGGAACGTCTCCATTCAGGAGTATATTCACCTTTAGACCAGCTTGAGAATTTACCTGCAAGACCCGGAATAGACTTAATAAAGAAGGTACCCCCATAAGCCTTAACAGCTTCAGCCTGCTCAGTTAAATTCAAGAGGCCCATGTAACCATTAGATGTAAAGAAAGTCAGGTTACGAGCAATATCAGCAATAGCACTTAAGACACCTCTAGCTTCATCAGTGTCCCTTTCGGTAGTCCTATAGATAGCCCTTTCTACTGTATCCATAACTCTCTGGACAGCTTTCTCTTGGGAATCTCTCAAAGAAGGCTTAACTGCATCAGCCTCAGCCTTAGAATACTTCTTAAGCTCCTTCTTTAGCCCCTGCCTAATAGAACCCTTAGCATCAACATGAGCACCAAACAGAGAAGAAGCAATGGCATCCCCTGTGGTCTTTCTCCCATAAGCCATAAGGGTCTGAATGGGATCAGCTCTGAGTTGGTCTACTCTCCAACCATCTGTATCTTCATAACGATGATTCCAAGGGGTACGCCTATGCTGATAACTTGCCAAGAAAGCTACATCTTCACCATTAGCATTTACAGACTTACTTTGATCGACATAACCAAAAGCATCCTTTCCTGCTTGCTTCTTAGCCCACTCAACAAACTCTGCATCAGTAGCTTCAGCAGTATCCACACCTTTAGCCTTAAGGCTATTCATCCAGAATTCCTTAAGTCTCTGTCTATCTGTGGGATTATCAAGAGTCTTCAAAAGAAGCTTCTTAACTTTATCTGAGAGTAACTTCTTGGCAGTATTATAGTCTTTAGCTTCAGGGAACAGCTCTGACATCCACCTTTTAGCTCTATTCCAATCTGTTCTAAAAGGAAAATAGTTTTTACCAAAGTCCCCAACTTCTACCCCTGCATTACGCAGTTTAGCAAATTGACCATCAATGTAGCCTCTCATGTCTGTAATGAGATTATCAAAGCCTTCTACCTGATGCAACTTAGAGGTACTAGGCATTCTACCTTCAAGGGCATCAAACATAGCCTGTCGGAGGCCTTCAGGATCATCATAGAGTTCTTGAAGTTTCCTAAGGGTATCCTGAGCTTTATCAGAGATACGTCTAAGATGAATCTCATCGTCTCTAATGAGTTCTTCTACCGTCTGAAGTCCTTCCGGAGCCTGAGTATAACCTGTAGCAGTCTTTCGTCCCTTTTGGGAAATAAAGACTTTACTAAGCATCCTTTTAGTAGCTTCGTTCTTAATTACTTCATCATAGGCACCCTCAAGAGACCAAAAAGGATTAGCATTTTTGATTCTTGTAAGGGTATCTGAAGCAAACTCTTTGATAGCATTAGGGGTATTATCTTGAATAACTTTAGCTACCTTTTTGACTCCATCAGAAGCCTTACCACCAGCAGTGTATAAAGCATTATTGATAAGGTCTGACTTAGTGGCTGTCTCTTCAAGGGCATCACTAACACCACGCATACCCCTGATAAACTGTGTTGCTCCCACAAGACCACCAAGAGTAGCCCCTCCAAGGATAGTGCTATAGGTAATCTCTTGTTCAATACCGGTGAACTGTTCTTCAGCTACAGCAGAACCCATGCCCATAAGGGCACCTGTAAGAATAGCTTTAGGAACTGTTGCTCCTGCCGTTACGGGAATAGTCAAGAGGTCTACAGGATTACCAAGCATATTACCAAGACCAGACTGAAGAGAGTCTACAAGCCCAGCCTTGGCAACACTTTGGGCATAACGTACATTATCCTTATAGTTATCAATAAGAGGCTGGATGTCTTCAGGCTTAGTAATCTTATTCAGGATGTGCCTCATAGCAGTATCATTCCAGTTTACTGCCTGTCCAACCTTCATGATTTCTTCTTCAGAAACAACATAATCAGAGGCTTCATCATTAAAAGCCCCTGTAATCTCTGCTTCTCTAAGGTAATTACCTAAGGGGCTATGCTTGAGGCCTTCACCAAGCCCTACTTCATCATCCACTTGTTGAATGTAAGCCTCAGGTTCTTTAGGGGTGGTATCAATAAAATACCCCCTAGAGTAAGTATTAGGAATAGGCATTAGAAATCCTCTCCTTCCACAGGGTTATTAAGAGTCTTTGTAATAGTCTTATCAGCTACATCCAAAGACTTATAATAATTTGTTTGTTTCTTCATGAAGTCATCCCCAAGGGTCTTAAGGTCTTCCATAGTGTACCTCTTTAAGACAGTAACATAATTTTGACCAATAACATCAATAGTACCCCTCAGCATATTAAACCTTACGGAACCAACAGGCTTCTTAAGAGACTCAATGTTCTCATCAAGGAGCTTGGTGGTAAGGTCATTATTATTGAGACCACTAGAACTTAAGAGATTATTAGGAATGAAGGTACCACGAAACTTTGTATGGGAACTAAGAAGCTGATTCTTGGCGGCCTCAAATGCTTTATCTGCTTTAAGCCCTGTGTGAACGATAGCACTAGCAGAGTTAGTCAAGAGATAATTTCTTGAATAAAAATCTTCATAATCCCCTACCTCTTTTGAGATAAGATTAAGAAGATTCTCTCTAGTGGCTCTTGAGTTATAATCCTGAGCACCCTTAAGTTTATTCAAGTCTCTCATACTGTGAATAATCTCTTGAAAGGAGATACCACTAGCTTTAGCCATTAGGATAGAACCAATAGCCTCAGTAGACTTGTTTCCTGTCCTAGCTACTACCTGATGGAACACATTAGGGTCTTTAGCATAGAGTGTCCCTAAGAACTGAATCTCCATGGGGATATGTTCATTATCAGGAATCTCAACCTTTGGATCATTTATATAACCGTCAATAAGAGACAATCCAGCAGTACAATAAGTATTAATAAACTTAGCCGCAGGATTGTTAGCTTCAACTGAGGTGTTCCCTGCTACAGCTACAATTTCATCATCAGTAATACGGCCACTAAGGCGCTCCATAGTGAACCACTCATTGAACTGATTTTGATTAAACCCTACAACACCCTTCTGACCAGCAGGGGGCACAGCACCTACTTTTGCCGCATCCCAGAATTTCCTACAGTTAATGAATGCCTCTGCATTAGCTTTAGCCTTTTCTGCTTCACCTGCGGCTTTCTTCTGAAGAGCAAATCTGTTATCTTTGATTTTTTCAGACGCCCTAAAGAGTTCTTCAGTCTGCCAAGTCTTAACATCACCGTTAGCCTTAAGCATATCGTCAAGCATTTGATTAACGGTATGCAGGTCATCCTTCTTGACTAACTCATTGACACCAGCAGAAAAAGCATACTTATCAGAAGCATCTTGAGAAGCCCTATAGGCTACAGCCTTAGTAATCAGGGGATCAATTAAGTCCTTATCAAACTTTCTCCCCTGAAGACCAATCATGTCTTTACCGATAAGTCCCTTAAGGATTTCAGCTCCATTAGGACTTTCAGCAATAGCCTGAAGATGCTCCTTAAGCTGTCCCTCCCAAGAATCAGGAGTCTGATGGTATCCCCCTGAATTATACATTAAGGAGAAACCATTAAGGGCACTCGCAGTATCATGCACGGTTCCATCTTCAAGACCCTGTTGGAACAGTGCAATATTAGCATTCTTGTCTTCCTGAAGCTTAATCCCCTGTTCTCTCTTTTGGTGCATCTTCATTGCACTCAAACGATTAGCAGGGGATTGTGCCCAGAAGGACTCTTCAAAGATTTTACCTGAGAATTCTCCCTGAGTATCATCATTGATCTCAGAGAGTTTTTCTCTCATAAACTTATAATGCTCTGCATCAAGTTCTGCTTCAGATAAACCCTTAAAGTCTCCATCTTGGATTCTCTGTTGGAATTCAGTTTCAGCTAATCCAGAATAAATAGAGCCATACTTGGTCTTAAAGACCTTCATGGCAATGGGGTCGTTCTGAAAGGGTAAACCTTTAGCCTTAATGTGATCTTGATATTCCTGAAGTGAATGCGACTGAAGATACTTATCGACATCCTTAGAGACATCCTTCTCGTATTCATCAGCTACAGCGTTCAGTCCAGAAAGAACGCCTGAGGCTACATTAAGCCAATCAGTCTCTTCTTTAATACCACCCTGATAGGGCTTACTAATAGAGGGTGTTCTCCCCTGATAACCTGAGAGTTTCCCTAAGCCTAAACTAAAAGAAGCCCATTGACCCCATGAAGTTTTAGCAGAAGTACTGCCATAGTTACTCTTAAAAGGCATTAATAATACGTCCCTCTTCTATTATTGGAGCCTACATAAGACCTGAATGTCTTATAATAGTTCATGTACTTATTCATATTATTATAATAAGTACCCCAGTTATTCATCACATTAGACCAACCCCCAGCCCAACTAAAGCCACTACCAGCGGCACTAGAAGCAAGTCCTGTGTTAGACAAAGCACTTACACCTAAGCCCCCAGTACTCGAACTAGCTCCTACACCTAAAGAACTTAAAGCACTACTAGAGGCACCCGCAGAACCAGCAGAGCCTAAAAGACCAAAGCTAGAGCCTCCACCTAAGGTAGCCGCTCCTGCACCACCAAGAGTAGAACTTCCTGCTCCTGTAAGACCAGCAGAAGCCCCTGTGGCACCCGCAGTCAACCCAGTTCCCGAGGCTCCTCCCATGGCGCCACCCATGAAGGCACCACCAACAGCACCACCAAAGTAGCCCATAGCAACACCTTGGGCAGTAGAATCAGCAATCTTCCAGAAGGCATTCCAACCCTTAGTAATCTGTGCCTGATATTGGTCATGAAGATTCTGGACATCCTGAGAGTATTCCACATGGAGGGAATCTTTCTGAGACTTAATGGAGTAAATAGCATTCTCGTAGCTACTCTGAATGTTATCCTTCTGTCTCTCAGATTGTCCTCTAACGTCTCTAGCAACAGCCCTCTGTGAACGTCCTTCAAGACCCGACTCACCAAGAGATACTTCTACAAGGGAATTATTACGGAGTCCATTAAGAGACAGTTGGTACATCTCTGAGATAGCACCATCACGCTCATACACAGCTTGCTTATCAAGTTCATTCTGTGCATAAGAGTACTGTCTATTCATTACAGCGAGGCTTTTGTTGAAAGCTTTAATTACTTTCTTGTTAGCCTTACGGACATTGAGGCCGCCACTAGAGAACCCTGCAATCCCACCAATAACTGCACCAGCAATTACACCACTCATTTATTCTCCTTATTGGTAGTCAATAGTTCCCACTCATCTGTAAACTCTTTCTCAGCATCTTTAGTATTAGTAGCTGTTACTTTACACAGCATTGTTACATAGGTATCTTCATAGGCATAAAAAATACTACGTCTATTAGGTTCACCAAAGATTGTGCAATACCCATTGATACCCTGAATTTTAATACCATCAGATACAAAACAAGAACCACTAATGACCAATGTAGTAGGAACCTTAATGAGTGCTCCCATAATCATGGAGCCCTTGGGAAGGAACATGGTTCTAGTATAAATCCCCCCATGAACATAATCATAAATAGGGGGATCAAACTGTCTAGGGTGCTCCTTAAGGCACCCATAGACTTCCCCACAGATTCTCTCAGTTTCCTTAGTGACAGCCCCTAGAACACTATCAAACCTTTTGAGTACGTCTGACATAAATACCCTCCCATCCACCTGAGACAATCGTAAGAGGCAAAGGACTGTCATCAACAATACTGATAGCTACATCATCAGTGTTTCTTTGTACAGGAATCTTAAATTTACCTGAATGCAGTGTAACCTTACCTATGATGTTGTCACTCTTAGAGAAATACTTAGAGGTAGACTTATAGCTATACTCTTGGTTTCTCCCTGTGTCTTTCACCTTTACAGTAAACACACCACTATCAGCAAAATTAACCCAAAAGTATCTGAGCTGAAGACGTCCAGCATTTTCACTAGTTACTACTCCATTATTACCTTGTTTAATCTTAAGGGTGCTCAATTGATACTCTACAGGAATATTCTTGCCTACAATAACATCTCTGCCTCTCCAATCACCAGAGAGAGTTATCTTAGTTCCATTGAAGTCCTGAGTGAATCCCTTAAGGTCTACCAATAAGTAGCCATCAGAAAACTCACTAGCCCCAGTAGAATCAGAATAAAAATCTGTAAGGCTGTATGTAGTAGTATTAGAGTAATCATCGTAATAACTGCTCCCTTCAGGTAACTTAACAGAAATCTTATGATCCAAAAAGACTCTATAGGGTTCATTAGAGAAGTCCTTAAGGTTATTCCTTAAAGACAACTTCTCAATATAGAAGTTACCCCCAACCTTATTTCTAAAGATCAGCCAAATAGTGTCATCAATGACTTCAGCAACATGAACTTCTACTCTGTCCCCAAAGTCCCATTTAGACCACGATTGCTGTAACTCTTGTCCACTCTGAATGATATACTTATAGAGATAAACAAGATTAGATTTATTTACTAGAGTTACAATATCGAAGGTAGTATTCCCTGATAATCTTTGGATATCATTAGGGATATAACTAGGAATATGAGCAGAGCAATCTTCAGCATCCTTAAGGTCTGATACGTCCTGTACTGTATAGAATCTCATAAGAGACCCATAGTCTACTCTTGTATTAAAGAAGTAAATGCTAGCCCCAATGTTAATGGGAGCCACAGTAGGCTTATAGACAAACCCCGTAATCTTATCACACTTGACACTCTTAGGTGTCATAGTGCCATCAGAAGACAAAACAAACTGACCCTCTCTTGAGAACAAAATAAGTTCTCTACTAAAGGGAATAGCATGAGTAAGGTTAACTACCTTATTATCACTTACAGCTACGTCAATAGTATCTGTATCAGCAATTACAGCACTAGACTTAAACCAGAAGTTAAAGAAACTAGAGGCTTCACTTAAGATAATGTTTTCCCCAGAGATAAACCCGAGTCTATTTCTGAAGAAGAAAATATCATTGATAGTGTGTCCCACAAAGGAAGGCTCAGGATTAGAGTCATCATCTCCTGCTTCTCGTTCGTCCCAGTCAAGTTGCTTAAAGGTGAATGTCCCATTGGCTTCCCTAATGAGACCCCAAGGCATTGTAGAGTTCTTAAGTTTATACTTATGATTAGGGGCTACACATTCCTGCCATACGGACTTAGCAGATACCCACTTGACATAATAGTCATCATCAGTGGAACTAGAAGTTCTACCTTTGACTTTAATAATGTACCCTTCAGGGGCAACCACAGGAAGCTTATTTACATTGTCTACTTCATTACGGATGAGCAACATAGACTGCCCACCGTAGCCATCTCTTACATCTGACTGAAATGTACCCCTGTCTCTTCTCTGAAGGTAAAGCACAGAGGATCCTAAAAGACCTCTATTCCATGTACCACTTGGTAATGGAGACCCATTAGTCCAATGAGTATAGCCCCATTCAGCAGTCCCTAACTCGGCTACCCATGAATCGTAACTATAGTCATCTTTAGGATAACCACCATTAGGATCATCCCTGTCACCATTCATGGATTTCCACAAGGCTCTTGCAACAATATCTGTAGTAGCCCAAAGAGCCTGCTTAGCTTCACCACCGTCGGCTGTAATCATGTTGGCAACTTCACTGTTGTTCACACGAATACTAAAGACTCTACCATAGTTGGATGTCTTTACCCAATAGAGGGTACAGTTTTCCCAACCACCATCAGACCAGTAGGGTTCCATTTCTACCTTCACTTTAGTGTTTACAATGAAGGTATAATCAGCTACAGTGACTAACTTAATGTCAGTCTCAGGGTTACTAATATTAGACAGGTAGGCTTTACCATTAGGGAAATTAACTGTGAGCTTATTACCATTAAAGTCAAATACTTCGAGGTCTCCATTAACGATTCTCACAAAGTATCTTTCATTAACATCACGGTTAATCACGTGCCACTTACTAGTCTTATCCCCAAGGGTAGTCTTAAGTTTCCCTACACGAACACTAGGGGGTCTCTTCTGAAGCCCATAGACTTCACTAGAGAACCCATTGATTTGTTCTTCAAGCTGATCAGGATAGCGGATAATAGGAGGTTGCTGAGACACACCACCCTTAAAGGACAGAATGTCTTGAGAGATTAAACTCATGTATCCTCCTTAGCTTCTACCAATATTGCCACTATTGAAAGTATCATCATTGTAGACATTATAATTACCTGTCTTAAGTTCAAAATCTACAATGGCACTATATGCTTCACTTTCAGCAAACTGTAAAGAAGCATCAATTTCCTGAGCACCCAAGAATCTCATCTGAAAGAGCCTAGCAGTTCTAACAGTGATATACTTGCGGAACACCTCAGGTAATTCATCAAACTGCAAGTATCTAATAAGAGTTACAGTAAGACCATTTGGAAACTCAGATGTTCTACTTGCAATGTCGAAAAAATAGCCTGACTGCCGAACCAATTGATACCCATCACTATAGAACACTAAATAGTTCTCAGGACAAGGCACCCTATTGGAATCGGTGTCAGGCTGTAAAGTTACAGAATCTTCGGTATTAAAATACCAACCCCTAGATTGAATCTCTCTGCTAGTAGCCTCAAGGAGTCTCTTAGCATTGATAACATCTACATCAAGACTTTCATCAAGGGTATCTACAGGGCTAGACCCAATAGAGGATAAAATTTCATTAACTGCCTCAAGTTCACTTTGAGGTGTCAGTATGTACGTCATTCTTCTTTCTTCCTCTCTTAGGTTTATCTACTTTAGGAGTCTCAGGAGGAGTTTCTTTAGGTTCCTCCTGAGGCTTCTTCATAGATTCCAAAACAGAGGAAGCATAAATGGTAACGATACTCATAGATGCTTCCTTTTGGTCAATTAACCCTCAGACTGAGCAGTCTTCACAAAGAGACCCACAGCTTCAGGACGGAGACCACCGTGGCCCATGGCAAACTTCGCAATGATCTGATCGGCCTGATATTCAGCTCGACGCGCACGTTCAAGAGCCAAATCCTTCAGCTTAACAGTACCCACAGCGGAACGATGGAAGACAATACCCTGAAGACCAGCAGTAGCAACCTTCGTATTCAGGGTGTGCTTACCATCAATACCTTCATTGAGGAGGTTCGGGGTTTCAATAATCTGGAAACCACAAATGTTCTGAATCTTAGACCCATCACCACCCCAGAAGGCTTGATAGTTGGCAGAATCGGGGAACAAAGCACGGATCAGAGCAGAGTAACCATCAGGAGTGAGCAGGCAGTAACGATCCCCCTGAGGCACATAGTTCTTGGTGAACTGAGCACGAGCCGCCACAAGACCCTCAAGAATCTTGTTGCCATAAGTCGCAGTCTGATCAATATCCGCACCAGTCACAAACTCAAATGCCTTACCAGTGCCCTTGGCGCCACCAGTCACGTCAGGAATGTTACCATCCTTACTCGTGGCATCAATAGCCGCCTCATTGGCAAGTTCGTTGATAATAGCGCAGTCAGCACCCTGAGCAAGAGCCTCACCCAACTGCTTGGAGTATTCTGCACGAACGTCATAATGGTTCATTGCATCTTCAATATCCGTAATAAGGACATCAGAAGTCAAGAGACCATCAATAGAAATAACTCGTTCATTGTGCTGAATAGCTTTACGCTGATCATCAAGAGAGTTACCGGGTTCAAGGTACTTAGCAATTGCACGACCCATCACAGGAAAGCTCGCGCTCTTTCCACTTGAAATAGTACGCACAATGTGCTTGTTCATCATGGTGGATGTCCGAGTGAAAGCCGTAAGGACTTCCCCAGCAAACACCTTCAGGAACAACTCACGTCGATCAGAACCACCGAGTTTCTGACCAGGATCGGAAATAGAAGTAGCAGTAAGAGCCGCCATATTAGTTATATTTTTCCTTTTAGATTTACTTTAGTTAGTTTTTATTTAAAAAAGACCATTAGAGAGGGACATCTTGCGTTCCACACTAATAGTGTAAGCACGATCAATGCCATAACGAGGATCACTCATAGCTTTGATCATTTCATCACGCCCAGAGAATCCCTTAGGGGCACTCTTAGAGGCACCCCCAAGGAGGGTAGCCTTTCGAGTCCCTTGTTTAGCAACTCTCTTAGCCTGAATACCATCAAGAATAAGCTTAACAGCATTCAAATTGTCACTATTGACTGCCTCATTGTAGGCATCAAGTTCAGCCTTAGAGAGGTTCCCCTTCATCCAAGTCTGCAACTCTCGGAAGTCCTTCTCACCCCCTACGTGATTCATGACATCCTGAGCATACTTATTGTCAATAGCCTTTCGGGTTTCTACAAAGCCCTGAATGACTTCCTTGGGATACCCTGCCTTCTCAAGAGCCTCATAAGTCTTCTGAGAAAGTTCACCATTGTTCTGATATTCTTCAATGGCACCAAGGAAATCAACACCTTTAGAAATCAGGTCTTTACCAAGTGCTTCAATAGCCTTATCATTAGATTCTCTCTGAGTATCTAAAGAGGCTTCTTCACTAGCCTTGGTGTCTTCTGCACCCTCCTGAGGTTCTTCAGGTGTTTCTTCTTTAGGGGCTTCTTCGTCAGCAGAACCATCAAGGCCATCAGTGGCACCTTCAGTGCCCATCTGAAGGATTTCCCCTGAGTTAGTTTCTTCAACAACTACATCCTTAATAGCATCTGCTTCACTACCCGTAACTGCATCCTTACCATAAAACTCTTCATTAGAGTTTACTTCAGGATTTTCATCAGTTTCAATATCTGCCAAAATTAATCTCCAATAGCTTGCTATTCACAAGCCTAGTTATTGCTGAGTAGCTTGGTTTACAGCTACCTCATTGGCTCCCTCAATGGCTTGCTGATCCATCTGAGCCTGATTGATATCTGCCTGAGCTTCTTCAGGCGTCTTAATGATCCCATTAGCGTCAATCCCTGCCGCCGCAAAGATTCTCGTAAAGAGACCCGAGTAGTTCAATACCTGTTGCCCTTCAGGGAACTGAACAATCAGCTGAGTAACTTCTACAAGTTTCTGTAAGTCTGCCCCACGACCAAGAGCATCAAGACCGGTAATAATAGTAGGCTCAATGTTCTCACCAATGTTGGCATCCGTGGGGAGCATGCTCATAGACTGCATCTGATTAAAGATACAGTTCACCAAAGGAATCTGAAGTTCCTGAGAGAGCAAGCTATAGACACCCCCAAGGGTATCTTCAAGTTCTCCAGCAACATATCGGATTTCTTCAGCCGTTCTTTTATATTATCGGGGAGTCGTTAATTCCCCACTTATAGTTACCTATAAGAATAGACTATCTCTTACCTAAAGGTTTCTACATTTCGAGCCACTTGGCCCTACTCCTTGCGGATAGTCGTTACACTCACTTAACCTTCTTGGCACCTGTAACCTTAGCCCAAGATTTACCCTTCCAAATACCACTGATAGTAGTCCTAGAAACGTCCATTTTGTAGCGATTCTTGAACTGTGTGGGTGTCAGCCCACTATCTCGGAATTTGTAAATAAAGAGAACTTCTGATGAAGTTAACTTATGAGTCCCGATAGGTTCCCCGTATTGCTCCATATGGAAACCGTTGTCTCTACAGTGTCTGATGTTCTGTTGAGCAGTACACCACTCTAAGTTATCAGCAGAGTTATTATAACGATTACCATCCTTGTGATTAACTTGGGGGTAATTATTAGGATTCGGGATAAATGCTTGAGCAACAAGACGATGCAAGGGAATAAACTTAGAGCAATGGTCTGCCCCTAAGTGTATCTTCACATATCTGTTGTTCTTGGTTATAGATGTACCTTTAACCCATTTACCATTATCATTATTCAAGATAGTTCCATCTTCAAATAATGTATAGTTGTAATAGCACGGAAAAGGTAATAATTTATTAAGGTTGGTATTTCTCATAGAGTTAAACACCTCGTTAGCTCGGTATTGTCCCCGAAGGGAGGTTCACCGAATTAGTAGAATTTATAGAGAGCCACTTTAGTTAACCCTCTCGCCTTGTCTTTGTACCGCAGAATTCAAGAGGAAGCAGTAAGACAGTCTAGCTTCAATATCAGAAGCAGTAGCCTGACACACCTGCAAGTCACTTGTCTTCTGAATCTGCACAGGCATAATATCTTCAGGTTTACCCTTTACGAAGGCCCCATTTTCACACTTGGCAAGTTCCCTAATATTAGTCTGACAAGAGGGACTAACCAAGAAGATAACCTTGGCACTCAGCATGGAGATATCGACAATAGCCTTAGATAGATTCTCAAGGGAAATTAAGTCACCCAAATAGTCATCAATAAAGCTTCGTCCATAGGATTCCCCATCACGCTTAAAGAATCGAATAGGAATCCACGGAAGCTTATTCATGGGGAATGTCTGTTCACTCCCCTCGACTACCTGCTCATTGATTTCCTGATAAGACTGCCACTGATAGGACTCACCTTGATTGACTCGGAACACATGAGTATAGATATCAACTTTCTCATTGATCTCTGCATCATCAGCATTTTCCATGTATTCCAAAAGGTTCTCAGGAAGAGAACCCTTAGAGACAGTATCTTTAGTGACAATCTGAAGGACATTCCCAGTGCCATCTCTCTCTACTACATAGTCTCTCAAGTGGTAACACTTTACACCACCTTCTTTAGGCGGAAGAAACAGCAGTGCATTACCTGAAATGATGAGCTGTTTGAGAGCATCAAAGAGAGTAGGTCTAAAAGAAATACTCTCAATGTATCTCATCATAGCTTGTTCCATCATAGACAAGCCATAGTCAATCTGTTCCTTAGTATCAGGGTCTGCCTGATCCAACTTCTGCTGATTCTCAGTATCAAGACCCAACCTAAAGAAGGGCTGAGAGGGAGGCAACAAGGCAAGCAAAAGTTTAGAAGCTAGATTGTTTACACCACGAGCACCCACAGAGTTATAAGGAGTGTCATAAGTCGTAGAACTATTATCAGATTCCTTAGGGAATGCCTTGGGAATCGTATAGGTAGCACACTTCTCTGCTCTCTGAGTGTAATCATCACGCTCCTGAGTAAGACGATTATAGGTTGTCTTAGCACCTAATTCTTGCATCTCTGCAAGTACATTATCACTACTAGTTGCCACTAATCATCCTTTTCTCATAAGAAATATTATTTCTCATACATAAACTCATATGTTGTTTTGTACCCTGTCTTCTCAAAGGCATTCTTGACAAGTTTGGCATCATTGGAAGACCCCCCTCCAACAGCCCTATCGGCTACACCCTTGTCAACCAAATCCTTAAGGTATTCTGCGGTGTGCCTAGAGACCCCAGCAGAGTATCGGGTACTATCAAAGCGAATCTGTAATTGTTCTATCAGTGTCTTAGTTGTTGCCTTACTAAACCACCCACCCACTCCCTCACAATAGAACAATGAGAGACCCCTCTCAGTACCCGTTTCTTCATCACACCAAAGAACCATATAGATCTTACCCGGGATTACTTTAGTGTGATCCTGATGAATTTCTACATTATTTCTTATTGCTTCCTCAAATACTTTCTTAATAGAAAAACTATCAAGATCAGCATAGAGTTTAATTCCCTTATAGCAATTACTCTTATCAATATACTCTAGGCTCTTCTTAAGATAATCCCCAGCCTTAGAGACATCATAGGGTACAAAAGCAAACATAACGGTTTACCTATTTACAAAATGGGAACCTTTCTTAGGCCCCTGTGGTTTCTGAGGATCATCCCCAACAAAGGGGTCTCGTTCTTCAGTATTACTCATACAGTATTTAGATACTCTAAACGACATTAAGACCTCTAGTAGCCCCACCAGAGTTTTCTCCGGTGCTTACCGACAGGCTTCTCTTACCTGCTCTCTTCTTTTTGGTAACAGCCTTATCAGAGATGTCTTCAGACCCTGAATACTGACCAGTGATATCTGTAGGACTAACTGCGGGAGCAGAGATTTCTACAGTTCCCCCATCAGAGCCCCCACCAAATACATGCCCTACGACCTTCTTAAATGCTTTTTTAAGCCCACCCATAGTTACGACCCTGTTTATGCAATTGCTTACGCCACATTAAGACCAGCATTACTTCTAGTAATCCCTGAGTCAATTTTAAGAGAGGATTTCCCTCTACGTTTCTTAATACTTTCCTGAGACTGACCACCAAGTTCAGGACTCTTGACTTCCTGCGGTGGTTCATCCAGTTTAGGAGCCGCCTGCTTATTGATAACATCTACGTTACCCACAGAAGTAGCCCCAAAGATTTTATTAAATACTCTGCCAATAGCACCCATTTAATTATCCCCTATGAATACAAGTTTCAATCTGAGGGTTCTCATTATCCTCTGATTGTTTCTTATAGATATCTTCTAGTCTGAAGAGAACGTGTTGTATACCCCTAAGGGTATCTATAGAATACTTATATACTCCTGTATTATAGATCGGAAGAGCGTCGTGTAGGGAAAGAGTGTAGATCTCGGTGGTCGCCGTATCATTAAAAAAAAAAAA